GGCACCGGAGCCACGACCGCAGTGGCCGCGCTAAACAATCTTGGCGGCATCACTTCAGCATCGCTTGCTGGCTTGGCAACAACAACTCAGCTATCAGCTTATCAGCCAGCATTAACGTCTGCTGCGCCACTGGCACTATCTCAAGGTGGAACAGGCTCCACAACTGCTGCGGCAGCCTTAACGTCAATCGGAGCATTGGGAGCCACGGCAGCAGCGAGTGGAGATTTGTCTGGAAACTATCCGGGGCCAACGGTAGCTAAGATTCAGGGACAGGCGGTGTCATCTGCGTCACCGTCAACTGGGCAGGTTCTGACATGGAATGGAACAACGTGGGTAGCCACGGCTCCAGCTTCTGGAGGGTCTGGTGGTGGCGGTGTGTTGTTTTACTTTAATCAAGGTATAACTCCAGATGCACCAGCACCGGCTGGGGCAAAAGAGCTTGGTCGTACTGCTGAGGTTGCTCTGTCCACAATAACTACTCCTACGCTTACAAGCGGCGTGTGGACGGACGTTGCCGGGTTTGTATCGGACACGCTAGATCCTAACTTAGAGTTCCTGCCTGCCGGAATCTTTGACTTCAATGTTTGGTGTACTGGCACGGCAAACATCAATGCCCCTACAGTGCTGCGCGTTGAGGTCAACAAATGGAACGGCACAACATCTACGAACATTGCAACTTCCGGCAATGCAACTGTGCCCAACAATGGGACGCCGCTTCAGACCGCTGTCTCGCTGGTTATTCCGCAAACTGACATTACTCCGGCGGACAGATTATACATTGTTATTCAGGTGCAGGCATCTGCTGCTGGACACACTGTTACTGCCAGCTTTGGAGATAGTGCTCCTAGCCACGTGCACACGACAATTCCATCAGTTGGCGGTACTGGTGTAGTAAAGGTCATCAACGGCGTTCCACAAAACCCAGCTTCGTTTATCATCAACGCTGACATTGCTACTGACGCTGCTATTGCACTTAGCAAAGTACAGATGTCACAGGTTAGCGTGTCTGCTGGCACGGGGCTGACTGGCGGAGGAGATTTATCAACCAGTCGGACGCTTGCCTTGGCAACGACTGGTATTCCTGCAATCTCTGGAGCCGGATCGTCTGTTGCTGTGCCAGTTATCTCAGCCAACATTTACGGTCAAATTACGGCTCTTACAACGCAGGCGATTGCCGTAGGTGGATCGGGCACAGTAACATCTATTACGGCTGGCACGGGGCTGTCAGGTGGCACCATTACGGCTTCTGGAACAATTGCGCTTGAGACTGCTGGTCCGGGTGTGTTGTCAAACGTAGGATCAAGTGCAGCGGTGCCGGTGATTAGCGTAGACGCTTACGGGCGGATTAGTGCGCTTCAAACGGCCTCCCTGTCTCAGCTTGGCGCTGGAACTGTAACGAGCATTGCAATGACAAGCCAAGTTTCCGGCCTGTCGTTTACACCAACCAGTGCAATTACGAACAACGGCACGTTTAACCTGACTGGAACGCTCGATATCAGTAACGGAGGAACAGGCGCTACGGACGCTGTAGCGGCCTTAAGCAACCTCGGCGGCATCACTACTGCCGCACTGTCTGGGTATGCAACAACCACTCAGATTGTTGGTATTGCAACAACATCACAGTTGTCTGCGTTTCAAAATAGCGCCCAAGTACAGTCTCTTGCTTCTGCTCAGATTGCTGCGATTACACCAGCTTCTATTGGTGCTGTAGCGACAAGCGACATCATCGGGATTAGCAAAGGCGGAACAGGAGCGACTGACGCTCCGGCTGCGTTAACAAACCTTGGAGCTTTGTCAGCCACAGCGGCGGCATCTGGTGATTTGTCTGGCAATTACCCAGGCCCGACAGTTGCAAAGATTCAAGGCAACGCGATTTCAGCTACAACTCCAATAAGTGGACAGGCGTTGGTTTACAACGGCACTGAGTGGGCTCCAGCAACTACATCTGGCAGCGGAACAGTAACCAGCGTAACCGCAGGCGGTGGGTTGACTGGCGGCACGATCACGGCCAGCGGAACTATTGCGCTGTCGACCACAGGACCGGGAGTAATCACAGCAGGGTCTAGCGCGGCAGTTCCAGTCATTACCCTTGATGAATACGGGCGCATTAGTGCGCTTTCTACTGCTGCAATTTCTGGCGGTGGTGGAGGATCAGGTGAGGGAATGGAGTTTGTGACAGTAAGAAATAATATTTTAATTACTCCTCAATCAGCAGGAACTGTAAACCTAAACTCATGGACAATTGGCGCTGGGCTGACTACAGCAAGCTATATTACCCTTTCTTCGGCTCCAGTAGGATTTACGTTAGTTCCTGGGATGGTGCTTAATGTTAATGGATTGAACTCCATTGCAATTAAGACTGTTGTTAGTTCCACACAGCTTTTGCTTGCATCTGGGGCTACAGCGGCGGGATCCGCCGCAAGCAATGTTGTCGTTAGCAACTCAACTTTAACGCAGTTAACTACAAGCACACCAATTCCAGCAATTGAATCAAAAACAATTGCTATAAATGATGTAATACTTTTTACTTTACAAACCGCAACTGCTCAAAACGGTCCTTGGATTGTTAATTCATTGGGAACAAATGCCGTACTTAGCAGGCCAAGTTGGTTTACTGGAACACGCTTTGGCCCAAAACAAATTGGCGTACAAAATGGAAGTACTTCTTACGCGTTTACTTTTAGCGTTTCAGGAAACTTGGCAAGTCAATCGTCATATTTAGTTGGCGCTGACCCGTTGGTTTCAACTGTTATTGCTTCAAGGGCTACGCTTGCAACGGTTTCCGCTAACACATTTACACAAAAGCAAACATTTGCAGCAAACACGACAACGGTTAACCCGTTCAGCTTTGCCACCACGAGTGCGGCGCTATTAACTGCTGCTGCCCTGGGCGCTGTCGAATGGGATAACCAGCAGATGTATGTGACCAGCTCAACGCCTGCTGCCGGGTTGACGCGAAACCCGATTGCAACGGCAATGGTGCCGATTAACAATCAGACGGCAAGTTACACGCTTGTACTTGCAGACGCAGGAAAGATGATTGTTGTAAATAGCGCGTCTGCTACAACGGTGACGATTCCGCTTCAGGCTACGGCAAACTCAAACTTTCCAATAGGCACGCAACTCCTTGTGATGCAAATTGGGGCTGCCGCAACAAGCATTGTTGCAACAAGCGGAGTCTTTTTAAATGGGAAAAATGGGTTTACCACATCTGGAATATATGCTGTAATTTCGCTTATTAAGATTGCTGCTGACACTTGGGTGGTCGCAGGAGACGCTACAATATGATTGCATATTTAGGTTCACTTTTTATACCAAGAGCCGCATTACCTCCAGTTTCTGCGTATGACATAGACTACTTGGTAGTCGCAGGCGGAGGCGGAGGCGGAGATCAAACAGTTCTTGAGCCTTTTGCTTCTGGAGGCGCAGGAGGATATAGGGCTGGAACTTTATCTTCGCAAACCGTTTCTGAGTATTATGTTATAGTTGGATCTGGAGGAGGAGCTGGAGCGGTTACGTATGGAAATAATAGTTATTTTTCAACTTTAAATAACACTATAATTTCAATTGGAGGTGGTGGTTTTTCTGTTGCAAGTCCCGTAAGCAGATTAAATGGAGGATCTGGCGCTGGATTTTTAACGTCTCCTGCTGGATTAGGAACTGCGGGACAAGGCAACAATGGAGGAATTGGAACTGGCGGTGGCGCTTACAATGTAGGCGGAGGCGGAGGGGCTGGACAAACGGGATTTAATGTAGCAAAAATATCAAATACAGTTGATCCAACATGGAGCGGAAATCTATCGCTTACATTAACGATGGTAAGCACAACGGGGTGGGTGCAGGGAAATTATGTTTTTGGAACAGGCGTTGTAACTGGAACAACGATTGCGTCAGTTGATAGCAGCACTCAAGTTACGCTGTCACAAGACGCGACAGTGGCTGCTAGCACTGTGCTTCAAGCTGGAAATCCAGCAAAAGGAGGGGACGGGCTAGCTTGGCATGATGGAATATTTAGAGGCGGAGGCGGAGGGGGTAGAAGCGGGGAGACTGGTGGCCTTGGTGGGCAAGGTGGACTAGGTGGTGGCGGGAAGGGTGCATCATGGACAGGCGCTGGCTCTATTAATGGAACTGTAAACACAGGCGGAGGCGGAGGATCTGCCAGTGGCATTGGATCAGGAGGAAACGGTGGGTCAGGTATTGTTAAATTTCGTTACAGCGGTACTCCACGCGCAACCGGCGGCACGATCACGCAAGACGGCGGATTCACATATCACGAGTTTACATCTTCCGGCGGACTGATATTTACTTCTTAACCTATGGCACACTTTGCTGAAATCATCGACGGTGTAGTGCAGCGAGTTATCGTTGCGGAACAAGACTTCATTGACTCTATTCCGGGGCAATGGATTCAGACAAGCTACAACACTTACGCTGGCCAACATCCAGAAGGGCGTCCCTTGCGCAAGAACTACGCTGGCGCGGGTTATGTTTACGACAGTGTTCGTGATGCTTTTTATGCACCACAGCCGTATTCGTCATGGGTGCTAGATGAGGAAACATGTCAGTGGCAACCTCCTGTGCCTTACCCAGCAGATGGGCAGTATAGCTGGAACGAAGAGTCTTTGTCTTGGGTAGCTGCATCTTGATCTTATGCCAAAGAAATCCACTTCACTATCCGTTGGTCGCGGCGAAAAGCTGCCAGTATCGCGTGGCGCTGGCCTAACGGCCAAGGGTCGCGCTAAGTACAACAAAGCCACAGGCAGCAACCTAAAGGCTCCTGCGCCTAGTCCTAAGACTAAGGCTGACGCTGGACGCAAGAAGAGCTTCTGCGCTAGGATGGCAGGTGTGGTTGCCAAGGCGAAGGGGCCAGCAGAGCGGGCAAAGGCAAGTCTCAAACGCTGGAAATGCTAATCTTATGAAAAAAGGACTCTATTCAAACATCAACGCTAAACGTGAACGTATTGCTGCTGGCAGCAAGGAAAAGATGCGCAAGCCGGGAGCCAAGGGCGCTCCAACAGCAAAGGCGTTTAAGCAAGCTGCCAAGACCGCAAAGAAGAAGTAACTTATGAAGTACCTACTTGAACGACTGAAGGAGCCGTCCACCTGGCGCGGCTTGCTGGCGCTGCTAACGGCAGTTGGCGTTAAGCTTCATCCAGAGATGCAAGAGGCTATCTTAGCAACCGGATTGGCGCTAATTGGCATGATCAACGTCTTCCGTAAAGAATCAAATGATACCAAACCTGCTGCAAATCCTGCGTCTGTGGCTGGAGATCAAGGCTAAGCGAGCCTCGTGGGAGCTGGAGCGCGACATAGCTAAGTACTGCGATGATGTCGAAACTCAGATCATTGAAGCTAGGGCCAGTGGCCGCGATGCTCTTGCTGACAGGTTGCGCCACCAGTTCACCCGTTCCAGCAAGATACTTGTATCCACCCAACAAGGAGATACTTGAGCTCCAGGCCGGTCAGACGTACACTGCTGAGGTGGCACAGAAATGGCATTTAGACTCTCGATACCAGAGACTTGAACTGGAGTTAATTGATGCCGTTTCTGTTGCCAAGCAATCTCAACATAGACAATGAACTCTCAAGACAAATGGAAAGTCCAACGGAAATAATAGAAGACCTTAAGGAGATTGGCTCCGTGCTAGGAGTCAATTTTGCTGCCGTTGCTTTATCTTTGTCTGAGATTGAACAGACAGTTCGCATTGTTGGTGGAGTTTCTGCAATTGTTTACACCTTAGTCAAAATTTATAAACTGCTTCGTAAATGATTGACGAGCGATCGGCTAAATATATTGACACATTACTCCCTGAAGCAAGGGATGCCTTTGTGAACTTTATTATCGACGCAAAGGAGTTGGTTGCCAAACAGGGACTGGACTACAAGATTATCTGTGGCACTCGTTCTTGGGAGCAGCAAGAGGCATTGTATGCCAAGGGACGCACTGCGCCTGGGCCAAAGGTGACTAACGCCAAGCCTGGCTCAAGTATGCATAACTTTGGGCTGGCTATCGACTGTGGCGTGTTTAAAGGGAAAGTATATATGGATGACAGTACTCCTGCGGACCAAAAGACTGCTGATCTAATGCACAAGCAGGCTGGAACGCTGGCTGTAAAACACAAACTGCGTTGGGGTGGCAACTTTAAATCGCTTTATGATGCGCCTCATTTTGAGTACAATACTCCTTACACTCTTAGTGAGCTGTGCGCTCGCAGAGAAGCCAAGAAATCCTTAATCGCTTAATCTTATGCCTAAGTCAATGTTTGATATCTTTAGTGGCAGCTTTAACGGAAAGGCTTGTTCTTGTCCAGAGTGTGAATCTGCAATGCAATCCAATGGCTGTTGCTCAGAGTGTGGTTATGGCGAAGAGGAAGACATGATGGAGGAAGAGGAGGACTACAGCGCGGAAGACATGCACAAAGAGCGCATGATTGAGATTCGCGATGATCTACAGCGGCTTGTTGACAAGATGAGCAAGCTGGCTGGAGACAAAAAGGAAGAAGAGCCTGAGAATAAAAGCTACATGTTTCCAACGGTTTTTGCGGTAAGAAGGACGGCGGCACCTAACTAACAATGGCACAACAAACACAGGCTGAAGGTGATGACATGTTCATCGGATTTGCAAGTCGTCTTGACCCTGCAAACCTAAGGCCTGGCATGCTGCAAGCAAGCTTTAATGCTCGCCTGCAACGTGGCGTTGCGCAGCCTCGCAAGGGCACTAAGCGCCTTACTGAGACTGACCTTATTGGGTTAACGATGGTTGGCTCAGGACTGTATGTTGACGGTGAAGGCCGTGATAACATTGTGATGGTTTTTACGGATAAGATGTATCTGTACAAGCCAGCTCAAGGCTCAGAACCAGAAGCATTGTCTTTGGCATACGACTTCCCTCCCGGTCGCGTGATTGAAGAGGGCGGCATCTGCGATGTGGTAACGGCGCTGAACAAGATCTACATCTTTCGTGGCAAGTACGACAGGACGACGTTTGTTGCCACTGAGTCGAATGGTGACATTAGTGCAGGCGCAACTGGGACAATCACGATCACGACAACGCTGCCACACGGTTACTCTAACGGCGACGAAGTCACCATCGGGCGCACAGACGGCTCAGACACGGCTGGGCAGGCTGTCACTGGCAGCTATGTCATCACGGTGACTGGCGCAAACACGTTCACGTTTCAGTACACAAACAATACCGGCGTTACCTACGCAGCCAGGACTACACAGGCAGGCTGGAACACTCGTCGTGGGCTTCCGCCGCTTATCTGGCAGGAGGGACCAGCGGATCTAATTTACGCAGAGCAGAAGTTTACTGTGGACGGTGGAACAGTGACAGGGATCACGCAATCTGTGCCATGCGCGGACTTTGGCCTGTACTTCCAGAACCGGCTTATCCTTAAGTTCGGCGACTATCAGATACTCGTTAGCGACATCTTGAGCGAGCAATGCGACACGACGCTGAACAACTTCGTCATCAATACCGGCGGGAACGACTCGATTGTAGGCGTGCTGCCGTGGGTGCAGGACCAGTTCTTGGTCTTTATGACCAACAGCATCTACATTGTTTTTGTTGAGACTGACAACTTTGACATCAACTCGCCTCCTGGGGTTAACAGCAGCACAACGGTAGTTACCACCGAGATTGGCTGCTTGGCTAGACGGTCAATTGTGGCCGCTGGTCAGTTTGTGTTCTTCTTGTCTGCCAATGGCGTTCACATGCTGACGCCACAGCTTGATCTTAAGCTGCTCGGAAACACGCTTCCGTTAAGCGAGCCAATTGCAGACTTCTTTGAGACAGTTAACTACAATACTGTTCAAGAATCAGTAGCAACTTACTATAGCAACCGCTTCTACATTGCGATGCCTACTGGCTCGTCTGTTAGAAATGACAAGATCCTTGTATATAATACGCTGAACCAAAATTGGGAGTCGATTGACTATTATCCTACCGGCTTATTCTCAGATAACTTGATCTTGTCCGCGTATATCAATCAACGCCGATTGATGATTATTACCAACTTTGCAGGTGAAGGGCAGTACGGTGGCGTGTTCTTGTCAGAAGAAGAAACTCAAGGTGACGAGTTTAACACGTTTAATGCTACGCCTGCTTTGCCGTTTAACTTATTCCCAGAGTCCAGCCAGATCACTGAGTCTACCCTAATGCCCAACACACAGAACTTTGTGCACATACCTGCGTCTGTCCAGACTAGAGAGTATGCCTTTGGCGGGACTTCCGAGAAACGGTTTAGCCGAGGTGAGTTTACCTTTAACAACGTCTCAAATGACTTTGTGCAAATTGACGCAACCACTTACGACCCGGATGCCACCGAGACTGTGCTTGAATACAGCTTTAGCGGCAACACAGACGGAACGCTACGGCCACGTATTGCTGCTAGGGGGACATCAATAGCCTGTACAGTTAATTTTGTGGTTGGAAGACCAGCCTTGAAAAGTGTTGCTGTATATGCTATAGCAGCGAATAGACCAATGATTTCTCAGGAGTAATTTATGCCAGGACTACAAATCCAAAAAGGAACGACATACGTCAATTACCCTACGGTGGGCACTAACCAAGTGACCGCTGAGAACCTGAACGCCCATGTCGATAACGCGGAGTTGCTGCCGGGTGCTATCTCCGCGCAAGCTGAATCTCCTGCGCAGATTGGCGACTACCTTATCGCTGAACGCAGTGGGTCTTTGTTTAAATATGCCTTAACCAGTGTTAAGGATTTGTTCGCCTCATATTTTCCGTTGCGTGCAGGAGCCGCAATGACTGGTGAATTGACACTTTCAAGTAGTACTCCAAGTGCATCCTTGGTTGCAGCAAGCAAAGGTTACGTAGACTCTACGACTGCTGGAGCTACGCTTGTTGGCGCTGTCGTCATGTGGGGTGGGTCCGCAATTCCAGCAGGCTGGCTAGAGATGAATGGGCAGGCATCTCCTTCGTCATTGGTGCCGATTTATGGAGCTACTCTTCCAGATCTGCGCGGTGAATTTGTTCGTGGGTGGGACAATGGACGAGGAGTGGACGGTGGTCGCCAACTAAGGTCAGCTCAAGGGCAGGATATTCAACCACACACTCACGCGCCTCCCGCTGGATATCAATATGTAACAGATCCATTTACTGGAGATGGAACGATAGATGGATCTAATCATACAGGCTCGGGCGAAAGAAATGCAGCAGCACCGCCCTCTGCAGTAAATGCCGGAACTGAAACTCGGCCGCGCAACGTGGCGCTCATGTTCATCGTTAAGACCTAATGACGCTAGAGAAATGGGAAGACTTTCTTAAGCTTGCAAACCATGTCGCACACAAATATCCATACTTGTTTCAAACAACAGATGCAGATGTTTTGCGTGAGTATCTTTCGTTTCATCAACTCCATGGAAATCTGTTCATCGTCGATGGCGCGTTCATGGTCCTTCATCCAGTTCTTGAAAAGGAAGATGATTTTGATTGGACTCAGCCTGAAAGTAACATTTACAAGGCAGATGTATTGTATGCAACTAGCAAAGATGCTGTTAAAATACTACTGCAAGAAATTGCAAAGGCTGACCGCAAAATGGAAAAAGTATATGCAAATCGCAGGGGAAGGTTCATTGAGTGGGACGCTAGGCTAACTATAAGATTTTTTGTATGGGAAAGAAAAAAGCACCTACACCTCCAAACCCCGTAACCAAAAGTTACGCGGAACAGCTTCAGGAAACACTTGCAGCACAGAAACAGGCTGCTCCTGAGTTGTTTGCCCTGAGCCAAGAGTACATTCCCAAATACGCAGAGCTTGAGTCGCAGGTAGCTACACAGATTGCGCAAGCTGACCTTTCACGCACGCAAGGCTTGCTGCCGGGCTACACCGGCCTAGAGGCTGACTACGCCAGAGCAAGACAACAGAACCAGCAGCAGGCCCTACAGGAGCGTGGCGCAGGCTTTGTTGGCGCATACCAGGCGGCAGGCGGAGCGCAGAACTTGCTGAGTGGACTTCAAGGCTACGCAGAGCAGCAGCAAGCTTTGGGTGGGAACATATCACCTGAAGAGCAGCGTATGCTTGATCAGCAGGCTCGCGCTGGATATGCCGCTCGTGGAACTGCACTTGGCGGACAGTCTAACCTAGCAGAAGTGATGAACCGCTATTCATATCGCACCGGCCGTGAGCGTGAGCGGCAGGGCTACGCTGCGCAGACTGCTGGTTTCTTGCAGCAGCAGGCTGCTCCAGCGATGGCTGCTTTCCAGTCTACACCTGACTTTGCTGGCTTGCTTGGCGGATCTACGCAGCAGACATACGCCCAGCAACAGTTAGCTGGCCCGCAATACTTCAACCCTGAGTCTGCTTTAAGCGCGCAGATTGGCTCACAGAATTTGCAGGCCCTTAATCAGTATAATCTCGCTAAATGGAAAGCCGATAACTCCAAGAGTAAGGGTTATGGGGGGGTAATTGGAACTGCACTTGGTGCAGGAGCAGGATTTCTTGTTGGCGGTCCGGCGGGAGCTGTTGCGGGCGGAGCGATTGGAGGACAAGTTGGAGGTTCATTTTAATTATGGCATTACCTAATCAACCCTTTGCAGGTGGCGGCGGATATGGAAGCATTATGTCTCCATATTACCAACAAGTGTCTCAACAAGTAGGAGACGAGTACATTGCTAGAGAGAATGCTAAAGTTGACTCAACTCAACAGGCGTTAAACTCTGTTATTGGAATGGGCGCAAAAGCAGGTGGTGCAGATCCATCAATGGCTGCGAAGATGCTTCCAAGTTCAGTAAATGATTACTACGCTCAGTCTAGCGAGCTAGATAAGAAGTCGAATGCTACCAAGAAGATGCTTGAGCTTAATCCGGAGATGTTTGGGCTAAGCCAAGATCAAGTTAAGCAAATGAGTGATGTGACCAGCAAGATGAGCAGCACTGAGCGAGGTGCGTTCTTTCAGAACTATGTGCCTACGCTGTTTAAGGCGCAGCAGGCCAAGCTAGAGCAGGCTGGCGCATTGCAGCGTTCTGAAATTGGCGTTGGCCCACAGTATGCTAACATTGAAGAGCAGAAGCGCCAGCGTCAAGCAGAGCAGGACCGCTACAATAGGACCAACGAACAGCTTGAAAAATTTAAATCTAATGTAAGCGGATTTAGGTCAATGTTTGAAAGATAACAACGTATGGCATCACTATCAGATTACGTTCTAGAGCTTTTCCCGACTAAGCC